ACCGAACGCCCCTCGATGCCCGAGGGCAGCGCCGCCGTGGCCCAGTGTCGCGACGTGGCGGTCGCGGTTAGCGCGTATGTTCCCTTACTCGTGAACGTCTCGCCCGGCAAATCAGAATACAGGTTCACCGTGGCCCCGCCGTCCGAGTCCATCTCGAAGTGCACCTGGTCGATAGTCTTGTCGTTTGGACTGCCCAGATCCGTGGCCGTCGAGTCCCACACCGCCCCCCCCGCCGCCTCGTAGCTCTCCACGTACACGCCGATGGCGCGTGTGCGTGTTCGGCCGCGGCGAGCACGCGGAGTGGTGCGAGAAGAGAGTTCCAGGCTGTAACCGCTGCCCACGGAAATGCGATGCCAAGCGCAAGCAAAAACGAGAAGCAAGCCAAGCGCCGAGCAGTCGCTAAGGGCGCGCTCGCCGGCAAGCCGCTCGCCGCGATTGCCAAGGCGGCGGGCTGCAGCAAGCGGCACGTCCAGCGTCTGGAACGTGAGCCCGAGACGCAATTCCTGATCGTTGAGGCCCTGCGGCCCCACCGCGCGGTGCTCACCAAGATGGCGGGCAAGGCCTTGCGGGTGATCGAGCGCGCGTTCATGGCGCGGAAGACAGATGGCGCGGATCGCATCGTGCAGTTGCGGGCGGTCGAGCGCTACCACGAAATGATGGACCTGGCCCAGGGTACGGCGAAGCCGCCCGACCAAGAAGACAGAGGACAGGTGACGTGGGAAGAGTTCGTCGTGATGTACCGGGCACGGAAGGAGACGCATGAAAGTAATCCGCCTGACAGTTCGCCTCTGGGCTGAATACACGCGCCAGGTGCGCGCCGGGCGGCATCTCCGGCCGAAGACGGAGGCGCGCTGGCAGGCGCAGGTTGACCAGCTCGTGATCGAGCATATGCCGCTGGCGGATAAGATTGCACGCCAGGTGTGGCGGACGTTCACGCGGGCCGGACAGGGCGGGTATTCCTCGCGGATCGACGTGGAGGACATGATTTCGTGCGCGCACATCGGGCTGGTGGAAGCGGCCAGGCGCTACGATCCCTCGGCCGGCGATTTCCCGCGCTTCGCCTACTTCCGCGTGCGGGGCGCGATCATCGAGCGCTACCGGCGCAACGCCTACCGCGACATGCAGCACGAATCACTCGAGCCGCTGCAGGCAGACGAACGGGACAGCCGGCAGCGCACCGGGATTCACGTACTGCGCGATCCCGGACCACTGCCCGACCAGTTGGTTGCCGAGCGCGAGCTGCGGCGCCTGGCGGCGGCCGCCATCGTCAGATTGCCCGACGACGAACGGATGGTGCTAGCCGAGGTACTGAGCGGAAAGGCGGCCGCGGAGGCGGCGGTTACGTTGGGCCATTCCGCGGCCTGGGGACGCGCCAAGCTGGCGGCGGGACGCGAGAAGGTCGCGGCGGCCGTGCAAGGGCGCCGGGCGGCGTGAGAGAAGACCAAATCTATACCGGTTTCCGGGACCACGCGCTGTTCTGCCGGGAGTCCCTGGTTGTCGAGAGCGAAGCGCGCGAGCTGCTGCCGATGGTGCTTTCGCCAGGGCAGATCAGGTTACGAGAAGCCATCGCCAAACAGCGAGAGCAGGGGCGGCCGGTGCGCATCATCTACCTCAAGGCGCGGCGCATTCAGGCGACCACCGGCACCGCGGCGGAGTTCTTTCACACGACGGCTTTTAACGCGGGCGTGCGCACCGTCGTGCTGGCGCACGATGCATCCTCGGCGGAGAAGATCTTCGACATTTACAAGCGGTTCCACACCAAGTACAAACCCTTCGCCGGGGCGATCAAGCTGCCCCCGTCGCGGGTACTCGCGGATCGGATCAGCTTCTCCTACGGGGGAGATCCGGAATCGGCGAGCATTCAGGTGCACACGGCCGGCAACATCGCCTTCGGCCGCGGCTTCCGCATCACGAACCTGCACTTTTCCGAGTATCCGTACTACCAGGATTCGCGCTCGACCCGCGCGGCGGCCATGAGTGCCGTGCCAAAGACGGCGGATACCGCGGTCATCATCGAGGGCACGGCGAAGACGCTGGGAGACGACTTCCACAAGATCTGGCAAGAGGCGGTGGACGGCGGAGGGAACGGGGAGTTTCTGCCGCTGTTCATGGGCTGGTGGGAACACCCGACGAACCGCATGGAGGTCGCGGATCCGCGCAAGTTCCAGGACAGTCTCAGCGCTGAAGAGCGCGAGATCATGGGCCGCTTCGGGCTTTTCTTAGAGCAGCTCATGTGGCGGCGCTATACCATCCAGAGCGATTGCGGCGGCGATCCCCAGATCTTCAAGCGGGAGCACCCGGCGACACCCGAAGAGGCGTTCACGGCGGCGAGCCGGAATCGCTTTTCGGTGCCCCACGTTCAGCGCATGCCCGTCCAACGCAACCCGATCATGGGCGAGCTGGGCATCGAGGAGACGGGCGTCGAGAAGCGCATTGTCTTCCTGCCTGGCGAAACTGGCCCGCTGCGCATCTATCGAATGCCGGAGAAAGGGCGCGTGTACGCCTGCGGCGCCGACCCATCCGGCGGCGCGGATGCCAACCAGGGCAAGGGGCGGCCCGATCCGGATTGGGCGGTGGCCCAGATCGGGGATCGCGACACGGGCGAACAGTGCGCCACGCTGCGACTGCAATGCATGCCGGGGGAGTTCGGCCGCCAGATCAACCGGCTGTGCCGCTACTACAACAATTCGCAGGTAGCGCTGGAACGCAACGGCGCCGGCATCGGCTCGCTGGAGGCGCTGCTCAACGAGAATTATCCGGCCGGGCTGATCTATCACCGGCTGGAGGCGTCCGACCAGGACCCCGGCGTGCGTAGCGACAAGATCGGCTGGAACACCGATGAGGTGAGCCGGCAGCAGCTCATCTCGCTGCTTGACGACGCGATCCGCCGGTCCTCCATATTCGTTCACGACCCGACCACGATCCAGGAGCTGCTCTGGTTTGTGATCAACCCCCGCGGCCGGGCCGAAGCGCAGCAGGGATGTCACGACGACTGCGTACTGGCCCTGGCGCTCATGGTGGTGGTGATGGCGCGCATGAGCCGTCCGTTGCCGCCGGCAGGAACAACGCCGGCGCCGGCGGTGATGCGGTACGGGCGCTCTGTCGAATCGGAGGGTAGAGGGCAACGTGTTCGATTGCGCTAACGCATGACTCAACAGGATTTTCAGCTCAAATGGAAGCCCGCGGAACTCTCGCGGATCGGCAACCGCGTGTTGCAGGACTACCGCGCGGCGCTCGCCGACCACAACCAGCACATCAACAAGTGGCGCGAGTACCTGCGGCGGTGGATCGGGAGCGTGGACACGCCCGTGGTGGGCGAAGAAAATGCCTCGAATGTTCCGGTGCCTTACATACGTTGGAACATTCTCACGAAGTGGGCCAAGGAAATGGATGGCCTGTTCGGCGACGACGCCGAGATCGTGGCGGTGCCAGTGGGCGCCTCGAACTATAAGACCGACGCCAAGGTCTCGAAGTATATGAGCTGGCGCGTGTTCAACAGCATGAAGCTGCTGAATAAGTTCTGTGTGTTCGTGGTCCGGAAACTGATCTTCGGGCGCTCCATCGCCTACTCACCGTGGGAAACGCAGACCTTTGAGGTTCAGGCGCCGCAGGGCCACGCTTTCTACACATGCGATAACTGCGGACGCGATGTAAGTGGGACCGATAAGGCGCCCCCCGCCGCGTGCGCGCGGTGCGAGGCTCCGATCTCTCAAGACGCTGAGCCGAAACCCGAGGGCACCGTCGTTGATTACGAAGGCCCCGGCTTCTACCCTGAGTGGCCCGACGACATCATCGTACCCGTCGAAGAGGTGGACTCCATTCACGATTTCTCGTTCGTGATCCGCCGGTACCGCGTTCGTCCCGACGACTTACTGAGGGGCGAACAGGAAGGGCGCTACCAGGGCATCACGGAAAACTGGGAGCAGATCCTCAACCTGGCGCAGAAGGGCATGCAGCGCGCCTGGGAAGGCGAGGAGATCAAGCTCGAAAAAGACGAGATCGAAGGCCTGCAGTATCAGCGGCCCTTAAGCTCCGGCGAGTGGGTGATGGTGCTCGAATGGTACGGGCGCTGGCGGCCGCTCAAGAAAGGCCCTCGCGGCGGGCAGCCCGACGCCTCGGAATGGGACACCAAGAAACGCGAGATGACCCAGCGCGAATTTGTGGTGCGCTACATCCTCGACCTCAACCTGGTGATCGGCGTTCAGGACCTCCAGGAGCTGTACCCGACTAAGAAGAAGCGCCGGCCGTTCGTCGAGTCCTCGATGTTCAAGGATGGGCGCTACTGGTCGGCCGGCATGGCCGAGCTGCTCATCGACCTCGAAGACGAGCTGCGCGCCAACCACAACCTGGCCACCGAAGCGGGGCAGTTCGCCATCCTGCCGCCGTTTGGCTACCGGCCGGCAGCCGGCGCGGTGATGGACCGCGTGAAGCTGGAGCCTGGTGTCGGCATTCCACTCGACAATCCGCAGACCGACCTGGTGCAGATCAAGATCAGCGCCAACATGGACGTGGCGCAGTGGAAAGAGCAATGCGTTCTGGCCTACGGCGAGAAGCTGACCGGCCAGGGCGACCTGCAGATGGGGCGGCAGTCGGATAGGCCTAACGCGCCGCGCACGGGCGTGCAGACGCAGCAACTGCTCGACGAAGGTAACGTCCGGATCTCGCTCGACACCAAAGTGCTCCGCGAGGACATGTCCGAAGTGCTGACGCACTTCTGGGACCTGGAGTACATGTTCGCGGGTGATCAGACGTTTTTCCGCGTTACCGAAGAGGACGCGGACGGCCTGTTCGAGACGAACAACGGCGGCGCGATGCTCACGCTTGAGGACCGCGACGGGCGGTATGACTTCCGGCTGGAGTTCGCGAACTCGGTTTATTCGCGCGAGACCAAGAAACAGCAGAACCTGGCGCTCTACCAGCTCGACCTGCAGAATCCGCTGGTGGTGAACAACCCTCCGGCGCTGTGGGAAGCCACCAACCGGGCCCACGAAGCGCTGGGCGACCCCAACTTTACGAGCATGATCCCCAAGCCGCCAGAGCCCGACGCCTCGATTGATCCCAAGGACGAATGGATCAAGCTCCTTCACGGCGAAGACATTCACGTCAACCCGCTCGATAACGATCTGCTGCACATGACGCGGCACATGAAAGACCTCAAGGCCGCGGAAGCGCAGCCGGGCGGGCCGACGGGCGACCCGGAAGCGCAGCGCAACCTGGTGATCCACTATCACGACCACCTGGTGCAGTTGCAACAAAAGAAGCTGCAACAGGCGGTGGTCGAGCAGGCGGTGCAGGCGGCCCAGCAGCTCGCGCAGTCCGGGCAGCCGCTGGCTTTCCCGAACGGGCTGTTTGGCAATGCGCCCCAGGAGCCGGCCGGCAATCCGCAGGCGACCGGGCCCTTCCTCTATTCGGGGCATCCGGAGGATCTGCATGGCAACAGCTAGAAGCCAGGGGGCACGTTTCGACTCGCCGGCGTACGACGAGCAGCGGAAGCTGATCGAGTCTCCGGCGTTTCGGCGGATCTGGTCGCGGATTGAGGCCGACCACACCCGCGCGGTAACGGGCTGTACACGCGAGGACGGCGAGATCCAGTTGCGGCGCGCGCAGGGCGCGGCCGCGGCGCTGGCCACGGTTCTGGCGCTGCCCGAGCAGATTTTAGCGGAGATGCGAGCGGGAAAGCGCTGAAGAGGCGAATGACGGCGCATGGAAGGCAAACACACCAAGCCGGAATTCATCCAGGTCGGCACCATGGTGCTCGCGGTCGCCCACATACTGCTCGTCGATTTCAGCCGCGACTTCGAAACCACGGTGCTACTGACGAACAAGAAACGGTACACGTTCCGCGGCACCGAGGCTGTCGGGCTACGGAAGTTCTTCGCGGCGCCGGTTACGCCAAACACCCCATGGAATGGACCCGCTCCAACACGATAGGGCTGTCCCAGGTCTCCTGCACGCGCTGCCAAGGGCTGGGGATGCGCCTCACTCACGGCGGACGGGACATTCCCTGCGAGTGCGTCTATCGAGCGATCTTTCGCGCGTGTCTAAAGGGGTTTCGAGAAAGCTTTACGGACGTCGGCGTCGTCAATTGGGAATTCAACTCCACGGGAAGCGGGCGGCGCATGTACGGGCGCAAACAGGAAGAGTTCCGGGCGGACTTTGCTCTCATCGGCCGGCGCGTGCTGTGTGATGCCGAGTACGAGATTTTTCGGTTTCACTTTCTCCTCGGCGCGGATTGGCGTCAGTGCTGCCGGAAGCTGCACATGGACCGGGGCACGTTCTTCCATTCCGTCTACCGGATCGAAGAGAGAGTCGGGCGGACGTTCGGGGAACTGAAGCCATACGCGCTTTACCCGGTGCTCGAATACTTCTGCTCCAGCATCCCGTCGGAGCGGGTCATGAGGATCGCGGCTTGAGCCCAACCTTGAACGAACATTTCTCCTTTGCGGATGTCGTCTACTACTGGCGTTGCGTCAAATGCGGCTACGAAGAGGCCGCACGACACCGGCACGGCCCAGGTCATCCGTTGTTTCAGCCTTCCGTTCCGGACGGCTGGAAGCAGTTCGAAGCCGGGTTTGTCTGCCCCAGCCACAAGATCGTAGTGCTGCTGGATGGAGAGGTGGCCGAGTGGGAATAGTCATCGCTGTCCGCTGCAACTTCTGCTCGCGCGAGCGGGCGCCCTCCTCGTGCCACCGCATGGTTTCCGGCCAGATCGTCTGCGAGTATTGCCTGAGCTGGCACATGCACGCGCTCGATGTGCTGGGCGGATCGACGCCGGCGGGCTGCCAGGTGT